ACTTACAGACCCTAATAATTACCATGCTGTCACATATAGGAGGTGCGAGATCAGGAGTACCCCCGCCTTATTTTGACTTTAGGTCTGGCCGTGGTCGTGGGCTTAAAAAAGTGACATCGACTAAAAAAAAGGCAACTAAAAAGGAAACAAAAAAAGATGGACTATATTATCAAATAACAGAATCACCAATCGCTAAAGAATTTTATGATATTATTACCAGTGATGAGGTTGTAACATTTAGCAAAGATTTTTTAAAAGTATTAATTAGTATGTGGTTATATAAAACGGTGTATGATGCCACGGCCCCATCTCGACCAGTAGTCGAGACACAGACAGAGCCGCCCCGTAGAGGTATAGTTGTAGAAGGCCATAGGGATGACGATTTTGGAGTCGCCCCAATAGATGTTGAGGATATTATAAGATCATCTGGGGCGGATATATCAAATTTATCAGAATCTGAGCAAGTAATACTTAATGATTTTATTGCGACCACACCAAGTGGTGAGCGATCATGCCTTAGTTGTTTTGGCCTAGGTCTTATGGATGATATCTCCCAGAAATTTAAAATATCACCAGAAACAAAAAAACTAGGTAAAGAAGCATTTAAAGCTTTATTACTTGCTGGATTAGCTGGAGCGGTTGGGGCTTATTCAGTATCATCTGCAGAAAATGATAGAAATTTAAATTATGATGTCGAGAGAACTGATCCAACATATATACCACCAAAAAAAGCAAGTTATGATATTGAAGGCCGAACTAAAAATTGGACATCAGAAGTAAAAAATAAAAATATGATGAATGATATATTAGATGAATTTTCTGATATAAGTGGTGATGTTAGTGATATAGGTCATTTTTCTGGTACATATGGATTAGGCTTAAAAAAGACAAAAGAGGGCACCAAACCCATCGGAAAAATAGAAATCCCCGATGTTCTTAAAAATCCTAAAATCGCATCAATTAATAATAGAATTGAAGATGCCATAAAATATATTTATAATAAATCACCATCTAAAGAAGTAATAATGTTATTTATTTCTGTTGTGTTTGCACTGGGTACTGCTTTAATATTTGCCAATAGTCAGACATTGACCGACTCAGCATTAGATAATATTATGAATTTTACAAAAATATTTGAAGATTGCATAAATGGCCGTGTATCTTTAAACAGTATACAGGAATATATTAGCCATTATACAAATTATAGAGGGGGTAAATTAATCGCATCGCATAGTGGTCGCGGTGGTAAAGGGGTAAAGCCCCTATCTAAAAAACCAAAGTCATCACCCAAAAGGACTCAAAGTGCAGACATACCAGAATCTTTTTATCAAAAAAGAATTAAACCAATTACTAAGCATGTATATGATATTATCACATCTGATGAAACTATTACGGTTGCAAAGACATTAGCACAATTGGCATTTTTAACCCTTATTATGTATGGTATTAAAGAATTGGGAACTGCCTCCTTACATAGTATCCAAAATACTATACCAACCCCAAGACGGACATTAACCGAATTAGGTGAAGAGGAAATTGCTCGGCCTACATATTATGAAGGGGTGACTGGTAGAAATCGTGGAGTAGTTACTGAATATAATAAATCAAATTATCCACGACATTGGCCCACAAATGTGGGTATGGACAGTGATTTTCATCCTGATGCTGACAATCTTGAAAGATATACAAAAGCAAATAGGATTTTAGCAGATACCAAAAGTAAGTCTATATATGAATCTAAGCTAAAAATGAAAGAATTAATTAGTACTTTACAACAAGAATTGACACATGACGAACTTATGTATCAAAGAGTTGCAAGACAGGCAATGGATGCCGTTGATTCTGGAGAGATGGATATTAATACAGCACAAACCATAATAAGAGATGTAATGCCAAAAAATCCAATACATATAAAAAATATATTTTTAAAACATGAAATATTAAGAGACCCAGAAAGAGGATCTGATTTTTATAAAACATTTAGTGAATATTTACCAACTAACAAAGAAATACTTGCTTATAAATCAGCCCAAGACGCGACTGGAAGAGTTACATTAAATGGATTAGGATTAAAAGAAGATGTGGCTAAATTATCAAAAACCACTCTTGCAAAATTAAAAAAAATAGCAAAAAAAATATATGATAAAATTAGATCTGAGGAAGGGCAGGATGCTGTTAAAGGATTAACTGTAGCGACTATATTAACGGGATTAGCCGCACTAATGCACTCAAGAATGAGGACACATCCTAGGCAATTATCACCAGAAGAATTAAAGGAGCAATATATGGAGAGCATCGGCGAAAGTGTATTATTTTAATAATGAATTTAATTCTCTTATATTTTTTTGAATAGATTTACTCGCACCCCACAAAATATAGGCACTATATAAACTCGCACTGGGGGTGAGCGAGTCTATTAACTCCTTTTCTCTCGCATTGCCATAGTGCCTAGACCAATATCTATATCGCAGCTCCTTATCTCCATGATCTATATATGTACCATGTACTGGATTCAACAATCCGAAATGATATTTATCACCATTTTCAAGGGTTACTTGAAACCTTTTATTTCTTTTTGTACTTGCTTGTATGCTTTTAATCTTTTGTCCCGCTCTGTCTCCCATAACCTTTTACCGCTCTACGATAAACTTCGTTTCTCTTTGAGCTTCAAAAGTTTTACCAAAACTTTTTATATAAAGTAGTATATAAAGATAAATTAAAAAAATAATTTTTGGTCAGCTTTTTGAAGACTGAAGATAATCGGAGATTATCGCAAGTCGGTAAAAAGTGTAAGATGGAAAAAAGAATATCTTATATGGTAAGTGCTGAAGATATAAAAAGAATACTTGGGCGAGATATTAAAATAATTAGATTTCCAGATCTATCAGAATATAATTCAATGGAGCAGGTATTGCCCTACCCAAATGATTGTGCCATTATATTTTTTATAGATGAGCAGACCCCTACAAGTAATATTGGGCATTGGACAGCTATAATGAGGAATGGTGATAGATATGAATTTTTTGATTCATATGGATTAAGTAGTAAAGAAGATCTTGAACATATTGATAAAGAAAAGAGAATCAAGTTTGGAGAGCAGCATGATTACCTAAAAGAGTTAGGCGGTAAAATGTTGCACCATAATCCAGTAGATTATCAATCATGGGATCCAAAAGTGGCCACATGTGGACGGTTTTCAATAATTCGCCTACTAGCATTTATGGCGGGGATTAATACCCCCAAAGAGTTTTATAAATTTATGAAAAATACAAAAAAAGAATATGGAGCTAAATCATTTGATGAGTTAGCTGTTATGTTAACATCTGCCACTGCGTAGGTTTTTTGACATAGTCAAATCATCGCTTTATTTTGGTAAAGCTTTTGAAGCTCGAAAAGATTTGACGAAGTCAAATATTGTAGAGCGGTAAAAGATTAATCAAATTAAATATTTTATATTTAATAAAAAATATTTATAATAATATATAAAACTTTTATTTTTTTAACACTTTTTAAAATGGCGGAAGAATTAATTGATAATTTAATTGAAGAGATGGGCGGAGCTATGATTGACAATGATTGTATCAATAAAGGGGGCGGTCGTAGAAATCGCGAAATAACACAGAGCACCAAAGATGTTTATCTAAAAAATATTATTAGATTAAATTCAAAACAACCAATTAAATATAAAAAAAACGGAGAGCCAAATTACGATTTCCTCAAAGACACCGATAAAATATTAGAAAGAATTCAAAAATTAAAAGGCAACTCCCAGCGAACATATTTAATTTCTATTGTAACAACTTTACGAGGTTTAAAGCAGTATGAGGCTATATATGATTTTTATTATCAACTCATGATGAATATTGCAGAAGATCTAAAAAAGGGGGCGAATACTAAAAGTGAATCTCAGCAAAAGAATTGGATTGAGCAAAATGAAGTGCTTCAAATTTTTGAAAATTTAAAGGAAAAGGCTATGCCATTATTAGCAAAAAAGAAAGTCGATGATCAAGAATGGGCAATTATTTTAGATTTTGTTGTGTTGAGTTTGTATGTATTACAGCCAGTAAGAAGAAATAAAGACTATATGCTTATGTTATATGTTAATGATAAAAATATAATCGAGAATCCAGAATTTAATTATTATCTACCCAAGTTAAAAAAGTTTGAATTCAATCAATATAAAACAAGTGGAACTTATAATATGCAAGAAGTTGCCGTAAATCAAGAATTAGTTGATATTCTCACAAAATATGCAAAACTACATCCATTAAAAAAACAAAAAAATTTCTATTTATTAGTTAATTATAAAGGTGAACCATTATTGGCAGTGAATGCGATTACCAGAATATTAAACCGCATATTTAGCCGCCCTATTGGAGTAAGCCTTCTTAGGAGTATTAGTCTGACCGATAAATATAAAAAAGTAATGGAGGATTTAGATAAAACAACTGCAGATATGGGTACTAGCAGTTCCACAGCCAGAGGTACATATATTAAAATGGATAAATAAATGCCATATAGGCCTTAATAATTCATTATGAATAACTCTTTTCTTTTTGTCTACAAAATGGTGGCTTTATCATTGTTTTGACTTTGTCAAATTTTATTATACTTATATATATATAAGTTAAAAAATGTTAGGAAAAACAACTGCAACACATTCACATCATGGATATCAGATCCAATCGGTTCTAGTACCAAAAGATAAATTCAGTAAATCAGAAGCGATAAAGTATATTAAAGAACATTTTGAATATAAAAAAATAGATTCTACACAGCGGCCACGATTCTACTCATTTAGGCAGATAGATCCAACCAAAAATAGTAAGTACTTCACAAAGGTATTAGATAATGGCGTCGAGCTTGTATTTGAGAAGCCCCCTATAGGACCAAATGGTATAAAACCAAGAGAAATGACAGGCGGCTCTCTAAAAGTAAATGAAATATATCAATTTATTAGTAATGGGTATAACTGGCCAGATCTAAAACCAATAAAAGGATATAAATTCATTAAAGACTTATCTACTACATTCCATCAAGT